AGAAAGGCGACTGCATGGAAGAGATCTACCATGAAGCACGATGGTTAGGACACAGAATGAAACAGAATGGTAGATCTAGTTTCAACCCATCGAAGATGCGGTTCCCTCCGTGTCTTGCAGGCCAGCGTGGCGGCATGTCAGAGATTGACGAGCCGAAAACGCGCCTGGTTTGGGTATTCCCAGCAGAGGTGTTGACGATCGAAGGTTTCTACGCTCCTTTGATGTATCGTGACTTTATGAACGATCCCAACTCACCTATGCTAAATGGAAAAAGTGCGCAGCGCCTTTATACCGAATGGTGCTGCAAACTAAGGGAAGGGGAGACACTATACGGCATCGACTTTTCGTCTTTTGACACAAAAGTACCCGCGTGGCTTATTCGTGTTGCATTTGATATTCTGAGACAGAACATCAACTTCGAAACTTTCGAAGGAAAACCTGTTGACAAGGTTGATGCACAGAAGTGGCGAAACGTGTGGGATGGTATGGTGTGGTATTTCATTAACACTCCCATTCTTATGCCTGACGGACGCATGTTCCGTAAATACAGGGGTGTACCTTCCGGATCTTGGTGGACGCAGATGATCGACTCAGTAGTGAACCACATACTTATCGATTATCTGGCAGACTGCCAGGAAGTAGAGATCCGAAACCTGAGGGTTCTGGGCGACGACAGTGCGTTCAGAGGTAACGACCAGTTCGATCTGGAAGTTGCAAAAATAGACTGTGAGCCAACTGGAATGATCATCAAACCTGAAAAGTGTGACAAGAGCACAAATCCTTCGGATTTCAAACTTTTAGGTACGAAGTATCGTGACGGTCGCGTGCATCGCGACACCAGTGAGTGGTTCAAGCTCGCACTCTATCCTGAGTCAAGCGTGTATACGTTAGAAGTATCTTTTACTCGACTCATTGGCCTGTGGATAGGCGGCGCTATGTGGGATAAAGTCTTTTGTGAATTCATGGACTTCTATCAAACATGCTATCCTGTACCCGAGGAGGGGTGGTTCTCCAAGGATCAGAAACGATGGCTAGAGGTCGTCTTTTCAGGCAAAGCCCCCAGAGGCTGGACTACCAAACGTAGTCTATTCTGGCGTTCAATCTTCTACGCTTACGGCTAGGAGTGACTCTAACAGTAGAGTGAATCATATTTTCAGT